ATTAATCTAATTAACATTTCTTCATCTTCTTGATCGTACTGATTTTCAAGTTCTTGACTTCGATCCAATGCAGCTTTGCTAAGAGCCGCTTCTTCGGGAGTCTTATCATTGAAATCCAAAAAGTCTGTGCCGTTTTTTCTACGCATTTCACAATAGGCAGTCCAACCACTTTCTTCCATTGGATCGGGTCTGGAAGGACGATCAAATTTCCACCAGTTATACAATTCCAATAATTCCTTAGCAGCTATGGCCTGAGGGCTAGGTTGATTGTATTCCGGATCTCCGGGACTATAAAAGTCGTTGTGATTGAGCTCGCAGGCCCATTCCAGATGTTCAACCCCTGCCTCTGGGCAACGCCAAACTTTCCCCCAACGGAAGTACCAATGCTTTTGCCACCACGGTGTTTGATATTTTTCTCGAGCTTTTTCGTCCCACATGGCATGGTGCCATGCTTGTTCAATTTCTACAAAGTCTACCAGCTGATCGAATGTACTGTGCAACAATCTTGTTTCAAACTCGTGCCACTTACCTGGTTCAAGACTATGACTCATCATACCGTGAGTGGTATGAATCCAACGATTGTTAATGTAGTAGCGGACATCGTTGATTCGTTCTGGAATCCAACACCAGATGTCCTGTAGTTTGTCTAGGCCTTCTTCGGCAATCCAAAATCGTACAGGGTGCTTGGCTTGGGCTTCTTTTTTCCAATCGCTCCACCCTTTAGATGTGGCTGCGCCGGGCTTCATGGTGCCACGAAGCCAGTCGGCAAATTTTGAACAGGTCCAGTAGTCTCTCATATTATTCTTTCAAGTATCAGCTGATTATACATTAGAATAATGATTAAGTCAATCAAATCTTTCGCTGATATCCTGCTAGATTGAGTAACATACTATACTGCTCGTAGGCTTTTTTCACAGCAGAATTAGTATGCCGATAGTGTGCTTCTTCGCGTTCTTTATCCATGAGCATTTCAAACATGTCTCGAACGCTGGGATTGTCTCGGTGATTCATAAAACGTTTTTCCATCTCGACCAATGTGTTTAGTCTGCTTTCTGGAATCTCAACAGTAAACACCTGTTCGGTTTCGTATGATATCATATCTTTTTGAATTACGTCGGCACGGTAGGGATCTGTAAAAAACTGTGGAGGATGATAACGTGCCCTACGCTTTTGATCGTTTAGAATACGAACTTCGTAGTTGTTACAAAATTGATCTAACTCTTTAGACATTTTGAATTAAACTTTCCGCCAATGGAAATATTTCTGCAATGGCCTTGGCGCAGGCCAACGCGACCAATTGGTGTTCTTTCTGAGTACCATTACCACTTCTAAGTTCGATGAAGTGTACCCATGAACGCAGTGTGCCATTCATGTAGACTCGACTTTCTGTGTTGCCTTCCGGTAACACTACACGAGCTTGTTCTTTGGCTAGGCCATTACTGATAGCCCAAGTGTAGGCTTCTCGAGCGGCTCTAATAACATCTTGTTGTTTTTCTTCCCATAAACGTGCGAGCTCTCTCTGACTAGGGTCAGATAGATCCAGTTCGACAGAATTTTGTCTGTTTTTGGTGTCCTGCAACCGTGCTTCTCTAATGACGAAGTTAAGATCTTTTGTAGGGTCAGCGTATCGTTGACTAAACTCTTGGAAGGCAAAGCTTCTGTGTCGTAGGATCTGTCGGGCAATGTCTCTGGTTGTGGTGATTTCAACGCAGGCTGAAACCATCTCCAAGGGACTCCAGTGTGCGTGTTTAACAAGATATCGTATAAGCTTCTCTGATGTCTCTGTATTGAGTTGGTTGCTTGGGTTGGAGACACGGGCGCAATACGCAATGAGTTCCTGCGCATCGTCGATGCCCACGTCTGCAAATTGTTCTGTTGGTTGTGAATAGGATAGTAAACGTACATCCATTATTTTTCCTTTAGGATTTTCATTAATTTTTCTTTTTCAAGAAGATCTTTTTCTAGTTCTATATATTGCTTGCGTAATTCTTTTAACTGATCCCAACGGTCTTCTAGTTCTGGATTAGGGTGTAGTATGGCCAAGCGTTCTTCCACGTTGCTCATGAACTCTTTGAGACTTTTTCCATCTACCTTGATATCAGTACCAGCAGCCATATCAATACCGTCACTGCTGATATTAACATTTGGAGATGTAGTAGCTATATTATTCCAGTTGTAGTTGCCTGTACCAGTAGAATAAAGAGTACTGCTTGCACTGCCTATTGTATACCCACCGTTAACGATAGTAGTACTCGGTAAAGTGATAGAACCGCCGGTATTGATAGTATAAGTCGGAGAAGAAAGAGGGTCGTATCCCACAGTTGATCCAGGACCACTGTAGGACACTCCCTTTGATGAATTTATATCACTACTGATAGTAATGATATCGGAATCATCAAGCTGCTTTGGTAGCTGCTTTGGCTTCTTTGCGGGCATTTTTTTCAGCGGTAATTTCATTACGACGAGCCTTGATGGCCTTTGATAGTTCTCCTAGTGCCTTACGAGCACGAGTACCAGCTGCTGAGTTGCCTGCTGTAAATTTTGCATCTTCGGCCAAAAAGGCGTCAAATTGCTCTTTGATTTGTTCAACTGTGTTTGACATATTATTTTTTCCTTATCATATGTGTGTCATACTTATAAAAGTATTTGGTGTGGTCGGTAGGTTTCGAACCTACAAAGGCTTTGCTTACAGCGTTGCCCCGTCGCCAACTCTTCCTAGGAAAAGAGGCAGGTCTGCCTATTCCACTCACGACCACACTACTATTATATGCTCTTTAATTTACAAGGTCAACAGACTTGGAATTAAATACTAACATAATATGACAGCAGATTTTCAAACCATTCCGTTCCAAAAAATTATAAAGTTTGGACAACAAACCATGTTGCATCGTCCGTTGTTTTCAGTGAGCTGGATACTAGGGCGATTCTGTAATTACAACTGTTCCTATTGTTGGCCGTATGCTAGATCAGACAAGATTGATCATCAATCGTTGGAAGTCTATACCAACACCATCGACCAAATCAAAAAACAAGCCAATCAAAACGGATTTACTCAATTCCATTGGAGCTTTAGTGGCGGAGAACCAACTGCTTACAAACAATTAATTGATTTGGTCAAATACATAGACAGTGATCAAATTTCTAGCTATCAAAGTATTCACATGACCACTAACCTAAGCCCCGGAAGTAAGTGGTGGAAAAATTGGTGCGAAAAAACGGCAGGTCTTCAAAGAAGATCAGTTACCGCTAGTTTTCATAACGAGTTTGCTCGAGAACAAGAATTTGGTGACAAGTGTCTTCAATTGATGTATGAAACAGTAGGAGTAACCATTAACCAAGTAATGGTGCCGGAAAAATTTTGGGAGTTATACGAACGATGCGAACGATTCCACAAACGAGGCATCAATGTCACACTGAAACCTCAAAGTGATCCCACAGCTAGTTCTGTTGTCAGCGGTTACACAGATGAAATGATCAATATCATGCAAACAGGATTTCCGCAAACAATTGAAGGAACAGACTATTATCAGATAGCCTTGTATGATGAACAAAAGAACGAATACTTGTTCGATCAAGCTGAAAGATTCAATGCCTATGGCTTCAATCAATTTCGAGGATGGACTTGCAATTCTGGCTATCAAAGTGTTATTATAAGAGGTAACGAGGTGAAACGTTCTTATAGTTGCCATGACGCGGTATTGGGCAATATCATCGACGGATTCGAGTTGTTTAAATCACCGCAGCCCTGCATAACTTCTAGCTGTGTGAGCTCGGCGGATAGTAAAATACCTAAACAAAAATGAAAAAAATTAACCTGTCTGACAATACCGTAGTGCAAATACCAAATGGTTCTTTAGGAATCAGTTGTTCAGGCGGCACAGACAGTTCTCTTCTTTTGTATATTCTAATGGCCAATACCGTAGATCCTATTCACGTTTTTACTTTGTCGAATAATAAAAAAGGTAGATCAAATGCTGTGATAGTTCCGACTGTTATAGAACGATGCATTCAATTGACTAACAATATAAACGTTGTGCATCACAGCTGGTATGCAGAAGATCAGACCAAAGAGGATCTGTTTGACAAACAGCATGATGCTATCAAGGACGGAACAATTAAAAATTTATTTTATGCAGTTACTGCCAACCCGCCCGCCGATGTTAAATTTCATTCGGGTGTTGGCGAACAGGAATTTAGAGACTCGTCAGTTATAAAAGATGAAATTGCGTTTGACGGACACTTTTACATGCCGTTCGTTAACAAGAACAAAAAAACTATTTCAAAAATATATCAAGAATTAAACCTAATGGAAACATTATTTCCTGTAACTAGAAGCTGTGAAGAAATCGGTAAAATAGAATACTATGGACACTGCGGCAAATGTTGGTGGTGCGAAGAACGGCATTGGGGGTTTGATCGTGTCTAAAGTTAAAAAATTTATTGAAATAGTAGAAAAGAAAACAGGTACTTCTACCTTTTGTGTGCTACCATGGATACATGTGGCCACACGCCCTAATGGTGATGCAAGATTATGCTGCGGGTCTAATGCCAGCCAAGCTACCAACGGTATCATGGATGCGGGACTGGTAAAGAAAGAAGATGGTATTCCTGCAAACTTCGGTAAAGAGACCTTGCAGAGTGCATGGAACAACAAGTACATGCGAACTGTTAGAACTACCATGCTTGATGGAAACATTCCGTCTAGTTGTTCCAAGTGTTTTGAAGAAGAATCAAAAGGCATCGTTAGTAAACGTGTGTGGGAAACCTACTACTGGCATGAAGAAGGTATCGACATTGCACAGTTAGTTAGAGACACAGAAACCAACGGTGTGGTCCCTCCAATGATACGCTACCTTGATCTACGACTTGGCCATAACTGCAACTTAAAATGTGTGATGTGTACTCCACACGACAGCAGCAGATGGACACAAGACTACGACAAACTGATCAATAAAACTCGCAGTCCTATTATCCTACAGCAGATCAATTGGGACAAAGACACATTTGATAACCAATGGTATGAAAAGCCAGAGCTTTGGGAAGAAATTTTTCAACAGATACCCAACATACAACAATTATATTTTGCAGGCGGCGAGCCATTGATGATCAAAGAGCATAGAAAGTTCTTAGAAGAGATCATTCGCAGAGGCCATGCCGGTAATATCACAGTTCGATATAATTCAAACGGGGTATTGGTTGACGATGAAATCATTGAAATATGGTCTAAGTTCCGAGAAGTCAGATTTGCTTTTAGTATAGACGCTGTAGGCGATCGTAATCATTACATTCGATATCCTGTGAGTTGGGCCGAGACCGAAGCTGCGTTGGAAAAACTTGACAACACTCCGGACAACATCAAGGTAGGCATTGCCTGTGCTGTGCAAATTTTCAATATCAAACATATTATAGATTTTGCCAAATGGAAAATACAGAAAAACTTTAAGAAAATAAATTTCTTTGAAGTATTTGATATCGAAGCCGGAGGGGGACTGCTAAACATGCATATGTTGTATATCCCCACTTTTCTTTCAGCACGTATTCTTTCTAACGAAGACAAGATACAGTTGAGAAAAGATTTTGAAGAATTTAAACAATGGTTGTGGGACAACTATAGACAGGATGACGATTTCTGGAAACACAATCCCAATGGCTGGAATCGCTGGGAAAGTATTTTAAAATTTGTAGAAGCGGAAGATCATACGCACCTGTTGCCAGATTTTAAAGAATATGTTAATAACCTAGACAGTATAAGACAAACAAACGCTAAAGAAATATTTCCCGAGCTGGAACATTTACTATGATGATTGATACAGAACATCTGCATCATTGGATGCAAGCCATCAGACAAAGTGATGATCCTAAGAGGACCATGGATGCTTTTTGGTCAGGACAACTTAAAAGTAAAGAATGGTTGATAGTTAATCTAAGAGCACATGTAAAAAAGTTTGTTACGATTGACATTCATGGCGGCTGGGTTGGCGTGTTAGCCAGTATGCTATTTCAAAGCGATATGCCTGTGATCAACATTCGTAGCATTGATATAGATCCTACATGCGAGCCCATAGCCAACAACATGAACAAGATAGAGGAAATGGTTGGTAAGTTTCGAGCAGTAACCGCAGACATGTGCGCCATACGCAGCGATGCAGACGTGGTTATCAATACCAGCTGTGAACACATAACACAAGACCAATATGATTTATGGCTCAGTGGAATGCCATACAACACTTTATTAGTTCTGCAAAGTAACAATTACAATATTCCAGAACATGTAAGAATCGCAAACAACCTCGACGAGTTTAAAACACAGTCTAATATCGATGTGTTATGGGCCGGCGAACTAGAGTTACCTCTATACAAAAGATTTATGATTATAGGACGCAATGTTTAAGTTTAACGGATTAAAAACAGTTCATTTAGAAATCAGCACACGCTGCCAAGCAGCCTGTCCTATGTGCCCTCGCAACTATAAAGGCGGATTAGAAAATCCCAACTTAAAGATTGCTGACTGGACCTATGATGAATTTGTACAAATTTTCGACAAAGAAACATTGGCACAATTAGAAGGAGTTTATTTCTGTGGTAACTTTGGAGATCCTATGATGAATAACGATCTCATTCCAATGTGCCAGTATCTCAAGGATCATGCTCCTCATATCGATTTAAGAATTCACACCAACGGCGGCGCGAGAAGTGCGATTTGGTGGAATGATTTATATTCCGCAATGCCGGAAAAGCATGTTGTGGTATTTGCGCTTGACGGATTAGAAGATACACATCACTTGTATCGAGTAGGTACCATGTATGAACGTGTAGTACACAATGCCAAATTATTCATTGATGCTGGCGGCATAGCAGAATGGGTGTTTATTAAATTCAAACACAACGAGCATCAAGTAGAGGAAGCAGAATCAAGATCAAAACGATTAGGGTTTCAAAGATTTACTGTTAAAAATACCATTAGATTTATCGGAGAATTAAAATTTTCTGTGCTGGATAAAGAAGGCGATATACTCTATTATCTTGAACCGCCAACAGCTAATCAAGTAACGCTAATAGATGCCGAGACTATCAAGAACTTTAAAAAATGGTATTCGGAAACTTCAGTTGATTGTTATGCATTATCTAAAAAAGAAATTTATATAGACGCACACAAGAATGTATTTCCTTGCTGCTTCCTTGCATCGGCACCTTATAACCACAGTAACTCTCAAAGTATTGTGGCTGATATTCGAAAGCAGATATTAGATCAATACCATGAACTTGTAAACGATCTAGGCGGAATTGACAATCTAAATGCAGTAGATCGAAGCATCAAGGATATCATCAACGACGATAGATGGCAACAGGTATGGGAGCCATATTGGACCGATAAAAAATTAATAACCTGCGCCAGAGTCTGCGGAGTAAATGACCTTTCCAAACCCAATGATCAGTTTGTTACGAGGGTTACCAATTGAACAAGATCTTTGCTATTACTCCTGTTAACGAAGATCCTTTTATTGTAACTTGGGATCTAGGTAGAAGATGCAATTACGATTGTAGTTATTGCCCTGCTCATAGACATGACAATTTTAGTTCACACGCCAGTCTAGAACAATTAAAAGATACAACGAATTTTTTATTCAACTACATTCTATTGGTTTCTCGGCATAGAAAAAACAAAGATTTTCATGTGAGTTTCACCGGCGGTGAACCTACTGTTAATCCTGTATTCATTGATTTTGCAAAATACATTCGAAAAGAGTATGATGAAAAATACAAGGACACGTTT